TTTTAACAACAACAGGTGATTGTGCGATGGCAGTGATTCAACATTCAGGTGGGCATACTGACAACGAACAAACTATGGTCATAGCACACGGAGACCTCGCATAGTGCCCTTAAGCAAGCTCCAATTCAAACCCGGTATTAATAGAGAAGGCACAAACTACTCTAACGAGGGTGGCTGGTTTGATGGTGACAAAATTAGGTTTCGTAACGGTTATGCAGAACGCATAGGCGGCTGGGTTCGTGCATCTGAGAACAAGTTCACGGGAACTGCTCGTAAGATATATGATTTTGTAACGCTGGCTTCTGCTAATCTTTTGTTTATAGGCACTGAGCAAAAAGCATTTCTTGAAAACTCTGGCACGTTTAGCGACATAACCCCTATTCGCTCTACCGTTACATTAGGCACTAATCCTGTAACAACAGGATCTGCGGGGTCGGGAATTGTCACAGTAACAACAGGATCTGCACACGGCGCAATTACGGGGGACTTTGTTACCTTTACTGGGCTAACAACAACAGACGGCATTACTGCGGCACAGTTAAACATTGAACACCAGATAACATCTGTGCCTAGCACCACTACCTTCACGGTATTAACCGCAGGTGCGGCTACTTCAGGTTCTACGGCTGGCGGAGGTGGTAGTAAGACAGCGGCGTTTCAGATCAATATTGGAATTACAACCACGGTTCTTGGTTCGGGTTGGAGTGCAGGAACATGGGGTCGATTTGAATGGGGTTCCTCTTCTGGTTCTTTGGCAGGCGATACTTTGCGTCTTTGGGCGGCAGATAATTTTGGCGAAGACTTAATATTTAATGTAATGAATGGTGAGATATTCTATTGGGATGCTACAAACGGCGCAAGTACAAGAGCCGTATCTTTAACAAGTTTGACTGGCGCAAGTGATGTTCCTGTTGTAGCTCGTAAGATTCTAGTGTCAGACGTAGACAGGCACTGCATAGCATTTGGTGCAAATACAATAGGCACAACAGTGCAAGATCCGTTGCTTATTCGTTTTAGCAGTCAAGAATCCGTTGTTGACTGGACACCTACCGCCACTAACACTGCTGGAGATCTTAGATTGTCTAAGGGCAGTGAGATAATTACAGCGTTGCAAACAAGTCGTCAGATCCTTGTTTGGACAGATCAGTCACTTTATTCCATGCAATTTATTGGTAGCCCTTTTACTTTTGGTGTTTCAATGCTTGCAGACAATACTCGTATTGCTGGCCCCAATGCAGCTATTGCTGTGAACGATGTTGTATTCTGGATGGGACAAGAAAACTTTTATTTATATGACGGTCGCATTCAAGCAATACCCTGCACTGTGAGAGACTATGTGTTCGGTGACATGAACAATCAACAATCCTTTAAGTTTCATGCAGGATCTATTGGCAGTCAAACAGAGATATGGTGGTACTACTGTTCTTCTGGTTCTGCTGAGATAGACCGTTATGTAGTGTACAACTACGGGCAGAAGATCTGGTACTACGGTACACTTGTTCGTACTGCGTGGAATGATCGTGCGTCTGGACTGCGTAGTTTCCCGCAAGCAACAGGCACAGACAATTATCTTTATAATCATGAAAATGGTTTGGATGATTTTAGCACAGGCAGCGCAGTAGCAATTAACTCTTTTGTGGAATCTTCAGACTTTGACATAGGTGATGGTCAACAATTTATGTTGGTCAACCGTATTCTTCCTGATTTAAGTTTTAATGGGTCAACATCGTCAAATCCTGCTGCAAAATTTACAGTCAAAAGTCGTGATTTTACAGGCGACAATTTTACTGAATCCTCTTCAGGAGAAGCTGTTAGAACAGCTACTAGCCCTGTTGAGCAGTATACAGACAAGATTGACTTGAGAGCCCGTGGTAGGCACATGGCAATTCGTGTAGAGAACACAGCAGTAGGCGTAAAATGGAGGCTAGGCGCACCAAGGATTGACGCAAGGGCGGATGGAAGAAGATGACGAAAAAAGTATTACGTCCTATTTTGCCAATTCCCCCTGACGAATACGACCCAGTTTATCTAAATCAGCTTGTAAGAATTTTAGAACAATTAATAAACGAAGTGCGGTCTTCTGATGTTAATTTTCAAGGAATACCAAGTAGCGGCTCTGCTAATTCTTTAGATCAAGGGGATTTTTACATAGCAGATGGTGGTTTTATAAAGCTTGTTGTGGCTACTGATTTTTTTTCAGGTAGTGTTATAGGAACAACTTCAATTGGTTCGGTGACTGTTTCAGTGTCTTAACTGCCATATACTTGTGGGAATAGTCTAATAATGTTAAAGTTCAGTTGCGAACAATTGTTCTACTAAAAAGGTTTTTATTATGGGCTTGTTTGACAATCTTAAAGACATAGCTATACCAGCAGCAATTGGCTATTTTGGTGGGCCTGCGGCATCTTCTCTTTTGGGAGGGAACGCCATTCTTGGCGGTGCCGCAGCTAGTGGCCTTGGCAGTCTTGTTATGGGTGGCAAGCCAAAAGATGCATTAAGAGCCGCGTTGTTGGGTGGGCTTGGCGGCGCTGGGTCGGAATACATGCAAAACAGAGCTTTAACTAATGCGGCAACCAAGGCAGCCGCACCTTCAATTGGTAGTGGCATAGGGCAAGTTGATAACACTTTAGCTCAAGCAGCAGCAAGAAAATCTGCCGCTGATGCAGCAACCACACAAATAGCATCTGGCGCTTCATCCCCTGTTACGACAGCAGGCAAAACAATGTCAGGAGACTTGTTAAAAAGTCTAAACCTTGCTGGTGATACAGAAGAGGGAAATATACTTTTTAGAGCTTTAAACACTCAATTAGGAGAGGGCGTAACCGCTGGATTAATTGCTAAACTTCTTGCTGGCGATGACGAAGACGAGGATAATAGAGGGTCTTTTGAAATTCGTCCTTATGCTCAAGGTGGTCCCGGAGGCAAGCTTGGCGGCATAAATTACAATCAAGGAGGCATTGTTCAATACCTTAATCAAGGTGGCATGCCACAGAATTACCCAAGGCGCGATGGCCCGATTGCCCCATATGAGGGCTCTGGCACTAAAGACGATGTACCAGCTATGTTAACTGCTGGTGAATTTGTAATGACCCGTGATGCTGTTAAAGGCGCAGGAGGGGGTGATTTAAATCAAGGACTTAACCGCATGTATGGTATGATGGATAAATTTGAGGGGATGGCGTAATGGCTACACAAACCGTAGAACAGGTACAGCGCCTAGCTCCTTACCTTGAGGGTCTTGAGCAAAGGGTTTTAGGAACCGCGTTTGGTGAGTTTGATGGAAAAACACAAACCAGCCCTGGATTATTAGACACCCCGCTTAACTTGCCTGCACAGCAAGTAGCTGGATTTGACCCCCTACAACAAGCAGCTTTTGATGCTGCTCCAGGAATGGTTGGATCATATGCTCCGTTCATTCAAGGAGCTTCAGGTCAAACATTAGGCGGTCAAGCTGCCCTTGGTGGTGGCCTTGGTCTTTTAAATGACCCCACCGCTGCTGTTGCACAGTATATGAACCCGTATCAATCTACAGTCATTGATGAAATTAATCGTCAGGCTCAGATTGGCAAACAACAAAGAGATGCAACGGCTGTAAGAGCCGGTGCTTTTGGTGGATCTCGTCAAGGAATTCAAGACGCTGAAGCGGAGGGACGTAGGCTTTCTGCTATAGGAGAAGCTCAAAGACAAGGCTATTCTGATGCTATTACATCGTCACAGAAAGCAGCGCAGCTTATGGGTGGCCTTGGACAGGCATACGGAACTTTAGCTTCAACTACAGCAGATTTAGGCCGTGTTCAGTCAGAGCTTGGTCGTGGTGATCTTGGAATGCTTTCACAATTAGGAGAGACAGGACGCAATTATCAGCAACAAGTTCTTGAAGCTCAACGTCAAAACCAATTGCAAGCAACACAAGAGCCATTTACTAGATTAGAGCTTGGTCAAAATCTTCTTAAAGGCATTCCTAGCGCGGGGTTATCTTCAACATTTAAGTCTTCAACAACCCCAGCAACCAATCCATTTTTGGCTGGCATTGGAGCATACACCGCTCTTCAAGGTATTAAACCTTCTGGTACTGTAGCAAATTAGGAGGGGTATAAATGACACAAGTTAATATAAGCGGTAAAACCTACACTGTTACTCCAAATGGAAGTGTTCTTGGCCCCTCTGGTAATAATGTATCTAACGCAAACATTGTTGCTATTGCTAAAGCACAAGCGGCATCTCCTGCGCTAAACCAAAGAATATCTGCTCTTAATAGTGGAATTGGTAAAGTTCCTGTTGACGGAGAAAGGGCTTTGAGTACTGAAAGAGGATTTGATCAAAAAGGTTTATATTCAGGAATGGACGAAGGCCTTAGTAATTTGTTGCCTAAATTTAAAGAAAAACAAAATTTATCGCCATTTGTAAATTTAGTAGGCGGTATCACTACCGGCGCCGTTAGAGGAGCAGGAGAACTTGCTGATTTTATAGGAGACACAGGTTCAGCATTAGGGCAAAACATTGGTGATTATTTTACTCGTCCAGTGGGCTTGGATGATGAAATAGAAAGTCAAAGAGAGCAAAAAAAGTCCAACCCACTTGGTTTAATTTCTGATGATATTTTTAGTGAGGCGGCAGCGGTAGAAGCTCAAGCAGAAAGAGATTCATCTTATGCAGATGCTGCAGCTTCAATGGCTGCAGCGGGTCAAAAACGAGAAAAATTTCCTAATCGTCCATCAGGCACTTTTACTTCAAGTAAAGAAACCAATAATAAAGAAAATATTGTTAAAGACAGTGCCAATAATGCTAGTGACGAAGACGAGGATAATAATGCTAGTTCGGTTCCGGGCGCAGACACACCAGCCAAAGAAGCTACTGTTAATGCTTTAGATGAATATTTAAAGCTTGCAAGACCCGGCATAGCGCCAAAAGATTACGATGAGTATATGAAAGAATTTGCTGATGCCACTGGCCTTGATGTATCTGGTCAACCAGATAACAGCCAAGCTTTGATGGCATTTGGTTTAGCTCTAATGCAAAATAAAGCTGGCAAAGGGTTTAATGTTGGTGAGATATTATCTGCGACTGGTGCCGCTGGTGAAAAGGCTATGCCAGCGTTAGAAAAAGCAAGGAATAATGCTAAAACAATCCGCGCAAAAGCTGGCGAATACGCTCTTGGTCGCAAAAAAGAAGACCAAGCTGCGGCGATGAAACGCGAACAATTCTACGTTATTCCTAAAGGCAAGCTCGGAGGGCCTTTAGGTGTTGTCGATGCAATCACCAAAGGTAAGGGAGAGTTTGCTGACCTGAATTCTTATGAGCTTAACAACCTAAATACTAACGAAGAATTTAATTCACAATATGAAATAGTTAAAGCGTCTGATTATAGTGAGCTTGTAAAAGAAGCTTTAAAGACTCCAGAGGTAAAAGATTTATATCAAACAGGATCTACACCGATTGCTTTATTTGATGGTGCGCCAAAAGACATTGGACTTATGGTTCAGCTTCCAGACTTAAACAATCCAAAAGCCAGAGGAATGGTGCCGGGTATCCAAGGCGGCGCTGCTGAATCTATTCAATATGTTCGTGATATGGAAAAAGATTTAGGCAAGCAAAAAGAATTTTTTGGTGGAATAGCCGGTCTACTAAACAGAACAGGCACTGGTGCTGTTGAGCAAACCAGAAGCGCTATTGTGCAAGGGCTTAGAAACCTCGGTCTTGATGCTGGGGGTGAAACAGACCCAATTAAACAAATACAAGTCATGTTAACAGAACTAAAAGCTAAAAATGCTGCTCAAATACTTGGAGAGTCAGGAAAAACTTTGTCTGATAACGATAGAAAAATGGTGGCTGAGATAGTGGGTGGAATATCGTTTACTGACGGTGATGAGGCGCTATTGGTGCAAAAGCTTGGAAGGTTGTATGATGCGGTTGTTGGAAAAGCAGAGCAAAACTTAAATCAGGCTTATAGAACGCTTGACTCATATGGCGTAAAATACGGAAACTCGAAAAGAGATACGGGTGTTCGCAAAGGCAAAGATGATCAAGGTGAATATATTGATCTAACCTCGCAGTGAGGATCTAATGGGATTTATAAGAGTAAAGACAGATGACGGCATGCAGCGTATCAAGATTGTTGGTGATGAGCCAACAAGCGAAGAGGTGTCTAAAATACAAAATTATTTTTCACCATCATCTAAAGAGGTTCAAAAATCTTCTTTTTCTGACTTAATGGAGCAAACAAAATCCGCATCTCGTGATAAGGGCTTTGATTACAAAACTGGCGCAGACTCTGGCCTTAGAGCAAAAATATCTTTTGGCGAAACAGGCGAAGAACAAGAGGCTATCCTTGCCAAAGTAGTTGGTAAAGAAGGATATACACGAGATTCTTTTGGTAGACTTGCTTTAACACCAGAGGGTCAACGTAAAAGAGGTATGGAGAACATTACTGGGAATCTAATCATTGAAGATGAAGGGTTCTCTATGGGGGACTTTGCTGACTTAGCTGGTATAGTTCCAGAAACTGCTGGTGCTATTGTTGGTGGTATATTGGGTCTTCCGGGTGGTTTGATTACCGCTTCATTAGGCGCAGCTGGTGGAGCGGCAGTGGGTCAAACCATAGAAGAGGGCATTGAAGCCCTGCTTGGCGTACAGAAACAAACATTAGGAGAAGTTGCTGGAGATGTAGCTACTGAGGCCGCAATTGCAGGCACACTTGAGTTTGTTACTCTCGGTACGTTTAATGCAATTCGCGGTGGCTTAAATATGGGCAAAGGAGCTATATCAAAGCCATTAGAGCAAGCTACTATTGAAGGGTCTGAACGCGGTGCTAGATTGATAGACAAAGGCGCTGCTCCCAGTCTTGAGAGGCTTGGAGCGCCAAGCACTTTAGCTTATGGTCAAAAACTAGCAGAAGGGGCAACCAAGAACACTGATCGTGTAATAAAAAACACTAATTTTGCTTTAGACACAGCAGAAGAATTTAAAGATATTCTTGGTAGGGCTGAAGTTGATGATGCTGGAGCAGCGTTTGCTGATGTTGCAGGTCGTAGATTTAAAGAACTAAACCAAACGCAAAAAGAAGCGTCTGACGCATCAATGAAGGCTGTTAAAGATAGCATTAATGTTATTGAAAGATCTCTAGATGAAGGCTTTGATATAAATGACTCTACTCTTCAAGCCATAACAGGTTCGTTCCAAACCTTTAGCCGTGTAAGCGGAAGCCAATTTCGTGTTATGGATGAAATGTTAAGCAAACTTCAGTTTGAAGACGCAGCAGGAGTAGTTAAAGAAGGTGGGAAAGCTCGCATTATAAACACTGGAATTATTGAAGGCGCTGTTAAGGATCTTGAAGAAGCAGTCGGCGCTAGGTCCGTTTTGCCATCTCCAGTACAACAAGCAATGCGGGGCATTGAGGAGCTTGCTTTAAAAGGAAAAGGCAAGGCTTCTTTTGAACAACTAGCTAATCAACGCAAATTAGTTAATGACGCTTTGTTTGACAACGATTTAGGCCCAGCTACTACCGAACAATTGTTCAAGTTACGCAGTGCTTTTGATTCAACTCTTGAATCTGTAAATTTACAAAGTATACCAGGAATAGCAAAGGGCCAGCAAAAACAACTTGGCGCTATAGCAACGCAGAGAGAGCTCGCCTTTAATACATATCGTGAAGGTTTAAAGGTTTTTGACGATCTTCAAAAGTTTGGCATTGTAAGAAATGTAAAATCAGCGTCCAAAGACCCACGTTTTAATGTGGATCAATTTTTCAAAAAGGTAATTAAACCAAACTCTCCAGAACGATTAAAAGCTGTGTTTGCTGCTGTAGACAACTCAGAAGAGGTTCGTAGTCAATTAGCTCGTGCATACTTAGACGATGCCATGAGAAAAACCAGCATTGACCTTATGGACCCATCATCTTTTAATGGTATGCGTTTTTTAAGTCAAATTCAAAGCCTTGGGACAACTGGTCGAGAATTGTTTGGCGAAAGTTGGCCTCAAGTACAAAGGCTTGCAGCTACTATAGCTCAGTCTGGTCCAACTAAAATAGATGGCGATATTGTCCAAAGAATTATGACACTTAACGCTGATAGACCACTTACTACCGCTTTAAAAGAGGTTGCAGACGCTAAAGAAGCTTTAGGTGCTGCTCAAAAAATAAGAGTTATTAGAGAATTTAACGAAGGCACACTAAGCCCAGAAGAGGCAGCGTCTTATATTGCAAGCCCCTCAAGAAGCATAACTGAAATAAACCAAATTAAAAGCTTCTTTAAGGATGACCCAGAGGCTTTAAATACTATTAGACAGTTTGTTTTAAACGATATTGTAAGCTCTGTTGGCGATGATGTGTTTACAGACACCTCAAAGGCTCTTGCTCTTGATAGGTTAATTAACAAACAGTACAAGCCTGGAGTATTAAATTCTTTACTTGGAAAGGATATTGCTGAAGGACTAAAGCAATTTGCTGCGGATTTGGCTTATCTCGGAGATGTGGGCAAAGAAGGGGCTATTGTTGCTGCTCAATATGCCGCTCACCCAATAAGTAAAGCTGGGGCTAAAACCCGTATGTCACTTACCTCTAAATTTTTTGCAAATGAAAGAATAATGAAAGCCTTTGCCAGAAAAGGTCAGGGACTCCCAGATGCAAAAGGGTTCGGAGGAAAGGTATCTGGTGCATTAGATGCCGCTGTGTCTGGTGTAGGCGCTACTATGAGACCCTTAAGACAAGCTGGAGTAAGAGCAGTCATAGCGCCATCTGGACCTATTATTCAAGAATCAGACCAACAAGCATTTGCACAAACTCCGCCTGTTTCAGCATCTGCTCTTAATTCTATAGATATAATACAACAACCCCAAACGGGAACAATTGCACCTGTTAAGCCAATGACGTTAAATAAAGACATTCGCACTATGGCCTCTTCTGACCCATTTGTTGCTCAGGCGCTTGGCATTCGTGGGCCTACAGCAGGATTATTAAAAAGATGATGAAATCAACAGTGCTTAACGAGCTTCGTCAGGAGCTTGCTGAAGACGAGGGTTGCAAGTACGAGATATACTTGGACCATCTTGGCCTGGAAACTTTTGGCATCGGTCACCTTGTGACTAAGGAAGACAAGGAACATGGCAAGCCTGTTGGCACAATCATTGAGCAGGAGCGGGTACAGCAGGTATTCAACCTAGACATGGCTGTCACGATTAATGATTGCATGACACTGTACTCTGACTTTGCACACCTACCTGATGAGTGTCAGAAGATTGTTGCCAACATGATGTTTAACATGGGCCGCCCCCGGCTGTCCAAGTTCAAAGGCATGAAGGCTGGTGTTGATGCGCGTGACTGGAACGAGGCAGCAGATCAGATGGTAGACAGCCGCTGGTATACTCAGGTTCCTAATCGCGCAAGACGTTTGGTAGCACGGATGAGAGCTTTGTCAGAAAATGAGTAGACAAGAAGACGGGCCAATAAAAAAGGCATTGGATAATAACCAATGCCCTCGATGCCTTTGTACTTTCCCACCAGTTGATGTTCATGGGCATCTGCAATGCAGCGTATGTAAATTTGTTGTAAGCGAATGTTGCCAAGGCGAAACATGCTCTAACTCTTAGGCGCAGAACCTATGCCAGAGTTACTAACCATATTTCCATATTTATCTGAATATTCATCAGCAGTTAACTTGGCTATTTGCTGACGAGGGTTCCTGTGTTCGTCTTCACAAAGCTTCTGAAGCTTGTTGTAAGTAGAAATATCTACGGCAACAGACTTGTATTGTGTTGTATCAGCCATTATAATTTCCCATTAATACCCATTGTTTGAGGCATATTACCATGTACAACCATAAATACAAGAGCAATAAGTATGGAGCCAGAAAGACTACTTTCATGGGAATTACTTTTGATTCTAAGTGGGAAGCAGAACGCTGGGGCGAGTTAACAGCTATGGAAAAAGCTGGATATATAACAGACTTAGAAAGACAAATTGCATATAAAATTGTAGTTAACGATCAAAACATTTGTAAATATATAGCTGACTTTAAATATAATAAAGTGGATGACTACGGAAACCTCGAAGAGGTGGTTGAAGATGCAAAAGGCGTAGAAACTCCTGAGTTTAAATTAAAAAAGAAACTGATGAAAGCTGTGTTTAATATTGATATTTACTTGAGTAAAAAAAATAATAACAATTTTCTCAAAATACCCTTGACTTGAAAAGATTGCATGCTTATCTTCAGTTCATGTTTAGCGACATTAACTGAAGGAGGCGTAAATGAACGCATTAAATACACCGAATGACCTGACTTCTTTGTTTGAGAAGCGTGATGGTCTCAAATCTCAAATTGACGATTTACAGCAGCAGTTGAAGATTGTTAATAATTCTCTCAAAGACATGTTTCATGATACTGCTCAAATGCAGCTTGCTCAACAGGGTAAGGATTTTGGACAAACCACGATTAATAGTGGTGACTTCAAAGTTACTGTTGACTTCAAGAAGCGTGTTGAGTGGGACGAAGAAAAGCTTTTGGCTGTTCTTAATAACATGGATGAGGATACAGCGAGGCACTTGGCTAACGTTAAGTACAGTGTTTCAGAAGCAAAATTTCAGAATGCCACACCAGACATCAGGGCTAGATTGTCAGAATCTCGCACTGTTGTTCTGCAAGGCACTTCTGTTGACATTAAAAGAAGGGAGGACGGTTAATGCTTAAGATTATTTCCGCAGAAGAACGGCTTGCAGAAAAACGTGGTCACAAGATTGTGATTGGCGGCAAGTCTGGAGTGGGAAAGACTTCACTGGTGCGCACCTTGGACATGGACAAAACATTGTTCATGGACTTGGAGGCTGGTGATGCCGCTATTGAAGGGTGCAAAGTTGATGTAATCAGGCCTCGTACTTGGCAGGAATGTCGAGACTTTGCATGCTTTCTTGGCGGGGGCAATCCTGCATTAAGTGAAGATTCACCATACAGCATGGCGCACTATGATTATGTATGTCAAACCTATGGTGACCCAGAAGCTTTGTTAAGCAAATACGATACAGTATTTATTGATAGTATCACTGTGGCTGGTCGGCTTTGCTTTTCTCACAATCAAAACTCACCAGAAGCCAGATCAGATCGAACAGGCAAGCTAGACACTCGTGCAGTGTATGGTGCGCAAGGTCGTGAAATGATGGCGTGGCTAACACACTTGCAACACATTCGTGAGAAGAATGTAATTTTTGTCGGTATCTTAGATGAGAAGACAGATGATTATGGGCGCATCACCTATGACCTTCAAATTGAGGGTGCAAAGACTGGGCGTGAGTTGCCTGGAATTGTGGATGAATTAATCACAATGACAACACTAACTGCTGACGATGGCACCTTATTTAGAGCTTTCGTTTGCGATAATCTAAATCAGTGGGGATACCCTGCTAAAGATAGAAGCGGAAGACTTGACGCTGTTGAGGAACCGCATCTTGGCAAATTGCTTAAGAAGATGTCTGGGCCAAGGCCAGAGGCAATGCAATTTGTAAATCCAGCAACGGTCAATAATACAGAAGAGGAAAATTCAAATGCTTGACCTAAATAATGTGCCTCCTATGGAAGGTGGCAGTGGAGACTTTGAGCTTATGCCTGATGGCACTGTGGTGAGTGGCATCATTAAGTTGTCAGGTGGTGATATTGAGGTTCCAGAGTACGGTGGTGGCACCTACTTTAAAGCATCTCAATCAACCAGCGCAAAATGGCTGCCAATTGAGCTAACAATTGTTGGTGGCTCTTTTGACAAGCGCAAGGTCTGGCAGAACATTTTTGTTGATGGTGATGCCAAAGACGAAAATGGCATGTCAAAGGCTCGAAAGATTGGTCTAAATACCATTAAGCAAATGGTTGATAGTGGTTTTGGTATCTCACCAAAAGACGAGGGTGATGACGCTAGGGCAAAACGTGCAAGCATTCAAGGCATCCATATGATTAATGGCATGACAGTTTCCTGCACACTGGGTATTGAAAAGGGTCGTGATGGCTATCCTGATCGTAATAAGATTAAGACTGTCTTGACACCTGATTCTCCTAACTATATCCAACCTACAGGGCAAGCAGCACCAGTTGCGCAAGCATCAGTGACTCAATCTCCTGCTCCGCAACAGACTACAGCAACAGCGGGGGTAGCACCATCATGGGCGCGATAAAGTCATTATGGCAATTTATTAGTGGGGCTCCATCAGAAGTTGATTCACTAAAATATCTTAGCGGCAAACCTTCAGAGGTCGCTAAATCCAGTATGGGGGACGCTGGAGCCGTAAAGTCCCCCACCAAAAATCTTTCAGTAGAAAGAACTCCTAACTACTGTAAGGGAACTTTGCAGATTATATCCCGTCCTAGAGGAGCTACAATGTCACAGCTTCTGCGCAAGACAGGTAAGAAGAAGGGATCTTTGTCACAAGAGATTTCTACTTTGCGTAAATTTGGTTATAAAATTTTAAAGTCTCGCAAAGATTCTAAATCTGAATATGTCTACAAGGTGATGTAGTCATGTTGCTACGTCCATATCAAGAAGTTGCTATAAAGGATGCTTCTAATGCGTTGGACAAGCACGGTGATACTTTAGTCGTTGCGCCGACTGGGGCTGGAAAGACAATCATGCTTTCTGCCTTGGTCGGCAAACGTTACAAAAGTTCACAGAATGTGCTTGTATTACAGCATCGTGATGAACTTGTTTCACAGAACTCTAAAAAATTTAAACTTGTAAATCCATCTTTGAAAATCAGTGAAGTAAATGCTGCGCAAAAAGATTGGTCAGGTGATGCTGTGTTTGCAATGGTACAGACGCTTTGCCGCGAAAAAAACTTGGACAATATGCCCAAAGTTGATTTGATTGTGGTTGATGAAGCGCATCATACTGTTGCGGATACATATCAACGTATCATTAACGCCGCAAAGGAGGCCAATGAGGGGGTAAAGATTGTTGGCTTTACCGCTACCCCCAACCGTGGCGACAAAAAGGGCTTACGGGGCGTATTTACGAACTGTAGTCACCAGATAGAGATTTCCACGTTAATTCGTGAAGGGTTCCTCGTACCACCTAAAACATATGTAATTGATGTTGGTGTACAGGACGAATTGCGTCAGGTGCGCAAAACAATATCAGATTTTGATATGGCAGAGGTTGAGCGGATTATGAACCGCCGTGCCATTAACAAGCGTGTAGTCGAAGAGTGGGATGAAAAGGCTGGTGATCGTCAGACGATTGTATTTTGTTCTACCGTGCAGCATGCCGAAGATTTGTGTGAAGAGTTTGTGGCTTATGGCATTGATGCTGAGACAGTTACAGGCGAAACACCAAAAGATAAACGCGAACAAATTCTTGAAGAGTTAAGCAATGGGGGCGTTCAGGTTGTGGTCAACGTGGCTGTTCTTACAGAGGGATTTGATGCGCCGCCTGTATCTTGTATCGTGTTAACGAGACCTTGCAGTTACAAAGCTACAATGGTTCAGATGATTGGGCGCGGGTTACGCACTGTAAATCAGGATGAGTTTCCAGGGGTTGTGAA